AACAGGTCGACGCAGCCGAGGAGCTGGCCGGGCGTCAAGTCACCGACCTGGGAAGCGTCCACTCCGAAATATCCGAGGCGGGCGTCCCAGGATCGTTCGGGGGCTTGACCAAGGTCTCCGAGCTCGCGCTCGTAGCGGGCCCAGAAGAGTGCGCGCTCCCGTTCGAGCTTACGGGAGGGTCCGCCACATCATCCGGCTCGGTGTCTCCTTCCATCCGGATCGTGCTCATCGCCGGCGTGTCCTCGAACCGCTCGAACACGCCACCAACGTCGTCGACTGTGATCTTGCCGGCGCGATACAGGGCGATGACGGCGAGGCAGGCGACGAGGGCGGGGTCGGCACCGTCGAAGCCTTCACCGATCGTCATCGGCAGATAGCCGGAGTGGCGTTTGATCCAGCCCCATTCGCGCCGTGTCAGCTCGGCCGTGTCGAGGTCGAGCTCGTAGCGGCCGTCCCACGGCTTCACGTCCTCGATCACGAGGTACGCCATCAGGCCGCCTCGAAGTGGTGGGCGATCAGGTCCAACGCGTGTTCCATGCCACGCTCCAAGTGGGGCGCGTCCTCTTCCAACGCGGGAACGAGCGCCTTCACCATTTGCAGCGATCCGAACTCCGGATGTTTCCCTGTCGTTTTGCGTAGTGACTGCTCGACGGCGACGCCGCGCTGACGCACGTAGACGCGGTAGCCGGCCGCCGTCTTCCGGTCATACGGCTCGAACAGGCTGGCCGCGTCCTGACGGATCTCCTGGCCGACCTCACGGAACACACCACGCACGTATTTCTTCTCTTCTTTGTCGGCGCGCAGCAGTGCTTTCATCATGCCGCTGTAGCCGGTAACGACGATCGTTTCGTTCTGCGGCATTTACGGTCCGACGGTCACATAGGCGAGCCCGGCCGGATCAGCAGCCACGAAGTCGGCAGACCACGTTTCTGCGTCGCCCCTGGTGGCGGCCGGGTTGTAGGTGAGCAACTGGACGTTGCCGCGCAGCTCCGGGTTCGTCACGCTGATCGGGCTGGTCTGGTCGGGCCGCCACTGGAACGCGACAACGGACCGGCTCGCGTGGATCGGATAGAGGGTCTGGTGAACCTCGCTGGTGCCGTAAGAGTTGTAGAACTCGACGGTGACTGACTGGGTGGTGGCGCCGGCGAGGAACTCGTCGCTGCCGGTCGCGTTGAAGCCGGACACGTCGATGCGTGCGTGTTCGCTCGAGAACGTGACCGCCCGGGCGAACGTTGAGAGGTCCTGTAGCGCAACCTGAACATGGTCTTTGAGGGCGACTCGCTTAGGCATCTTCCTTCTCCTTCTTCGTGGTCTTGGTGGAACGACCGCCTTCGACCTGGATGGCGCCCCGCTCCAAGGCGAGGTCCTCTTCCTCGTCCGATAGGTCGGCGTCGAACGTGTCGCCGGGCTGGTGGCCGGCGAACGCCGTGTTACCTGTGACCTTGTAGGTCGTCATGTGAGTACCTCCACTCCCGATCATCTTGTACGCCGTCATGTGAGTACCTCGACTCGCCATTCGGCGCCCAGCAGGCGCCCGTTGCTGGCTGCGTCCTCGATGTACACGCGGTAGCCGCTGACGCCGGGTGTGTCTTGTTCACCGACCGCGAGCGAGCCGACGACACCACCCAGGGTCTGGTCGGCGACGAGGGCCGCCTCAACCGACGTTGATGAGTTGGTGTCCATCAGCGCGAGGAGTCCTTCCTGGCCGGCTTGCTGGTCGGCGGTCGTGACGCGGGCCCGGACGGTGAAGAAGCAGACGTCATGGCCGATGCCGAAGCCGGTGCCGTGACTGAACGGGTCGCCGGGATAGATGTCGATCGCGGGCGGTGTCGGGTTCGCCAACCAGTACGGATGGATCTGCAGGTCAGGGATCTCGTCGCGGAGCGGCTCGAGTGCGTCCGCGAGTGCGGCGACGATCTCGAGCAGGCTGCTCACCCGACACCCCACGATTGCCGGGCCGGCGTCAGCTTCTCAAGCGCCCTGGATTTGCGCGGCAGATAGGTGGGGCCTGTCGGACTGTCCAACCCGATCACACCCAACGGGACTTCCTGGCCGGCCCACAGCTCGGCGGCGCGTTCCAGGTTGACTTCGGTGACGAGCTCGGTCTGCCAGGTCTCGAGCGGGTCTGTGCGGCCAAGCCTGCTGTCGATCTCGCCGGCCGCGATCGCCAACAGCCGGTCGGCCGCCGCCGTCTGGTCGGTGGTCGGCGACCGGATTTTCAGGATCCGGAACAGCTCGTCGCTGGTGGCGTACGCGGCGAGCTGTCCCGGTGTTCCTGTGTTCATTCCGCCAGCTTGGCGTCGATGCCGGCCCGCAGTTCGTCTTTCGTCATGCCGGCGTTGGCGGGACTGACGCCGAGCTCCTGCGCATACGACAAGAGCTCGTCTTTCGTCATCGTGTCCAGGTCGTTGTCACCGTCCCTGGCTTGCGGGTCGGGGCCGCCACCGTTCCCGGTGCCTTCCTCCCACGGTGGCGACTGGTCCGCCCTGACGACCTGCTGGTTCGGTGCGTCCCAGAGCGTCTCGCTCATGGTGTCTTCACGATCTTGATCACACCGCCCGTGTCGGCGATCCACCAGGTGTAATACCCGGCGTAGGCGACCTGGACGCCGAGCACCGACGGCTCCACCACCTGCAGGGATCCGATCCGGTCCTCGTACACCTCGACGGCTGCGGAACTGATGACGAGGTTGCTGCCTGCGGCGAGGCCGGCGTCCATGTAGACGGGGATGCCTGAGATGGCGCCCATCAGTCCGGACCCGAAGTTGGCGGCCTCGAAGCCTGCCGACTGGGCCGTGACCGGGTTGATGGGGGCGAACAGGCCGCCCCACAACGCGAGCATGTCGGGGGCGATGAAGAAGCCGAGCCGGCCCTGCCCCTTCGTTGCGGTGTACGCCTTCGCGGCAGCATCCCACAATGCCGCGGCGAGCGCGGCCGGCGTCGGGACACCGGTCGGGATCGTCAATCCCGCGGTCGCACCGGCGACGCAGGCGGCGCACAGGGCGGCTTCGGTGACGATGCCGTACTGGGCGGCGAGGTCACTGATGACGAGGTCCATGATCGACGGTGTCGTCCAGTCGATGTCCTGACGGGACACGTTGACGTAGCCGCCATAGGTGTTCGCGGTGACGGCGGTCTTGCTGATCGTCATCTTCTGGCTGACGAGCTCGTTCTTCTCGCCGACCGGCTGCGCCGCAACGTTGGTGTGCTGCGTCACCTTCGGCCGCGTCCACGAGTTGGACGGGATCTGGCGCGGTCCGAGCCACGTCGTGAGTGGTCGGGCGGTGTCGATGAAGTTGACGATCGGCTCGACGATCGGCGTCGGCAGCAGGCCGGGGTTGTCGGCGGTCGTCTGATGCGACGCGGCCCGGTTGTACAGGTCGAGGCGCTGCATCGCGTCGGCGGCGCCGAGGCTGCCTTTCCAGTAGTCGAGGACGTACTGGCCTGCCGACCGGTACGACACTTCGCGTGGCGTGTCGGGCGTGGAGGTCAGCTTCCCGATCTGCTCGATCCGGGCGCGTGACTCCGACGCGATCCGGGCGGCTTCCTGCATCGGGCCGGCCTGCGCGTTCAGCTCGCCCAGACGGTCACGCGAACGGGTGACCATCTCCATCTCCTGCGAGGTCAGGTCACGGTGATCGTTCTCGGCGGCCTGCACGATGCCATCGATGAACGTTTGCTTCTCTTCGATCTCACCGGCGAGCCGGGTGAGCATCTTGTCGGTGGAACTCATAACGGGGGTCTCCTTTTCGACGCAAGCTGACAACAACGAACATGTCGCTCGAGCGTCGCTTCCCCCGCAACAGCCGGCCCACCCAGTGGTCTACAACGGCTGGTAGTTCAGCGAACCATCCGATCATACCTTTCCTCGAGCCGCCATGCCTTCACGATGTCGAGGTTCGGCGTCTCCAGGCGTCCAGGCTCGCCACCAACGTTGTTGCGGACGGCGAGCACCCTCGCGGTCTCGTAGGCGGGCTCGGGGGTCATCGCGATATGGCCGAGCCACAGCTTCGTCAGCTTGACGCTCTTCTTGTCGCGGCTCCATTCCATCCCGCCCGGCATCGGCATGAACGCCGCCGACGCATCCAAGACGTCCTCTTCGGCGAGCTGCAAGGTTTCGTCGCCGAGGATGGTGCGGGCAATCCTGAGCTCAGCGACCAATCCTTCGCTGCGGGACGGGTGGAACGCGACGGCCCTACCGATCGTGCGTTCGATGATGTGGTCACGGTTGACCCGGATCCGGTTCGCCCGCCGTTCGATCCCGGCGAACGCGCCCGCCGCAACGGACTCCAGCACCGGCCTGCCATAGGGCTGGTCGACGAGGGCGTCGGTGTCGTAGGGCATCACGATCAGCTCGATGATCCGCTGCGGGAAATCAACACCGACCTGGGTTGCGGTGCGGTAGTGAACAGGTCCCTGCGGCTCGCTCATTTCAATACCCCGCTAACGTCTGCTTGGTCTGGGCTCTTGTCGTCCAACCGTTCCGCCGTCCGGATCTCCTCCACGGTCAGGACCGGGTTCCCTTGCTTATCGACGATCGCGTTCAGGATCTGGGCGGTCTGCGCCCTTTCGAGCGGGTCGGGCTGCACATAGGCGTCACGGTTCACCTCGACCGTCGTGCCACGCGGCAGCGCCCAGAACGACAACGCGGCCATCACCGACTGGGCCATCGGGCGTAGGCCGGCCCGCCAGTGCGCGTCATACAAGCCGTTGATGTTCTTGTAGGTGAGCCGGTCCCCCTCCGTCGCCAACCCAACCAGCTCACCAGGCACCTTCAGCAGATAGCAGATCCTGGTTTCCGTCCAACGCGAGATCTCGAGCAGCGCTAAATCTTTCGGGTTCATCTGCGTCGCTTTCCAGGTCACGCCACCCGACAGAACAGCCGGCTCACCAATGCTCGAGAGCCTGGCTTGCACCCACTGGGCCTGCAGCAGCTCGGCCTGATCCGCTGTTAGCTCCTCGGGATGCTCCAACACGCTCGAGGGGATGCCGCCACCACCGATCAGCTTCGTCGCGTACTCCGCCAACACCGCCGCCGCAACCAGACGCGCACCACCAGCCTCCAATGGCCCGTGACCGTGCCCGTCCTGCGACACCGTCGACGTGTACCGCACATGCAGGATGTCCGCGGTCACGTCCTGGCCACCGATCGAATACTTGCGGATGCCGTCCTCGACGGTGATCGACACAAACCACGGCGGCACAACATGGAAACGGGACGGCCAGCCAGTCGAGTAGCGCGCATCGGTGATCACGAACGCTTCACCGGCCGCCTGATAATCCCAGAACAACTGCTTCGCGAACTCCTCCCACGACGTGTACACGTCCGGGTTCGGGTTCGTCATCCAGTCCGCATCAAGTGTCGGTGCCGCATCCACCAAGTACGGCGGCATCGTGGAAAGCAGCGAAGCATTCCAGTCAATGCACATCCACGCCGTGTCAGCCAGCACCCGCGTCGCCGAGTACCAGCTCGTGTTCCAGTCACTCGGCCAGCCCGACCACGGTGACGGAATGATCCTGGGTAGCCCGGTGTTGGGTGGGTCGGTGCCAGTGATCGTGACGCCGTGCGGATCCCCAGGATTCACGTTCGGGGGGCCCACCGTTCCCGGCGCCGCCGTCGGCGGGTCGTTCCCGTTCGGGACCTCAGGCGACGGCGGACGAATAGCCCGCGAAAACAGGCGGGGCACGACCACCACTGTAAACGTTTGCGGCCCCGCCCGCCGAAAAGGTTTCAGCGAGCCGTACTGACGCTTACACGTTCGAGGACCGCTGGACGGGCCGCATGATCGCGAGAATCAACACACCCAGCCAGCCAAGGAACAATCCCCACATCCAGCCGGTGCGGTCGCGACTGTGACCGAGATGAGCCGCGATGATGGTCGGCGGCAGAATAACCAGGCAACCAATGATGAACAGCGCTTCCATTTACGCCTCCGTTAGCGTTGAGTGACGCCACCTAGAATACAGGGGCGGGGGGGCGGACCACCGGGCGTTGGGTGACACTTTCGCCTCGGTTCGTCCCCCCTAACGGCTAACGAATCGCCGGCACCGGGGTCGGTTTGTGGGCGGCGCCGATGGCCCACACCGCCGCCTTCAACAGGTGCACGTCCTTGGCTGTGGCGAGCTGCAGCCCTGCCGGTGACGGCCTGACCTGGGCGCCAGCGAAGATATCGTCGAGTTCGTCGGTTGTTTCGTCATGGACGAGCTGCCCGTTGACGACGAGGTCCCGCAAAAGAGCGAGCCCGATCCGTGTCTGTGTCGACCCGGCCGGCCTGGGCCTCGGTGTCATCCCGGCGGGGACACTGTCGAGCATCGACGCGCCGATCAGCAGTTCCCGGATCGGCCTGCCCAAGCGTTGCACATCATCGATCGCGTCATTCCAGTTCTGACGTGTCCAACCATCGATCTCCAACCGGCCATCATCCAACCGGCCGACGACTGCGATGCCGGCGCCCCAGCCGAGATCATCCTCGACCGCAACCCAGACCGGCCCGCTCGAGCTGACACCCGGCTCGACCCGGTCAGCCCACACGCCGGGCGGCAACAGCTCCTGGGTGCGGTTGTCGCCGTCGGCGAGTTTCGGGGGCCACTCGTTCAGCCACTGCGACCGGAACGACGCGATCGGGTCCGGCTCCGTCGGATCATCAAGGGTGTTCTCCAAAGCTGACGCCAGGTGACGCGAAATCACCTGTTCGCGTTGCGGCGACCAGTGCGGCGACGACGCCCGCCACACACCCGTGTCCGCGATCGGCGCCGACCGTGGCGCCGACCACTCGATCAGCAACGGGCCATCACCGGTCTCGAGCTCGGCCAAAGCGAGCCGGCGCCGCGACAACATCAGCGACGTCGTCAACCGATGCGCCGTCGACACCAGAAGGAGCTGCGGCTCGGTCCGCTCCACCATCGTCGGCTCCAACCCTTCCTCGACCACCGACAGCTTCACGTCCCAGCCCTCATCGACCGCCGCCAACGAAGCCGCATACCCGTAGACGGCATGCTTCGCTTTCACCAGCCACCGTGACCCGTCCTCGAGCAGCTCGATCTGCTCGTCACCGTTCACCTCACGCACCCGGTACTCGGCCGGCTGCGCCTTCGCCCAGATCCGCGCCTGCCGCTGAACCTCCTTGCAGACCATCAAATCCTTCCCGATGTGGATCACGTCCTGCGGCTCACCGAACCGCGCCCCCTGATGCATCCGCCACATCAACAACTCCCGCAACAACCACGACTTCCCGACCTGGCGCGGCGTCGACAACACCGCCGTATCCCAGACCAGCCGGCCCTCACCGTCGACCTCGAGAATCCGGGTCGCCGCCAACCGCTGCCACCACCGCAACCGGCGGCCACCCAACCGTGTCTCAGCCCAACGCGCAAACACCGGCCCAAGCGATCCCACCGCCAACGGGTGCGGCACCGACATCAACCGCGGCCACGCCGCCGCCGCCGGCGGCCGCCGCAGCCCCCGCAACCACGCAACCTGGAAACGCGGATCAGTCCACACCAGGCCGTCACGCTCCGCCTCCGCCTCCACATACAACGCGGGCGACGGCGCCCCCCTGCCCGCCGTCGCCCGGTTACACGCCCGATGCTCCGGGCCCGCATACCGAGACTTGTCACCATCGACATGACCCAGATCCCACGGGTCACCCGGCCGGATCCGCTCACCACACCGCGCACACCGGGCCCGCCCCGACCGGATCAACGGCTCCAACTCGCGCCGCGTCCTCTGGTGATCATGGCCATACCCGGCCAAAGTCATCGAGCCCTTGGCCATCTCAGCCAGTCTCGCTACGGATCGGGGAGACCAGGCTCATCACCGGGGGGAGAGATCAAATGGG